CTATTTCGTCGGGGTGACCTTGGCACCCTTCCGCTGCCGGACATAGTGCTCCGTCATAGCCACCGTGGTGTGCCCCAGCTGCTGCTGCGCCTGCCTGATATCGCCTGCAGAATCCGCCTTGTCGGTCCCTGCCTTGGCGCGTAGGTCGCGGAACTGGAATGCCTTGGGCGCGATGTTGGCTGCCTCCCTGGCTTTGTAAAACGCGCCCTGGAGCATGCGGTAGGTCAGCGGTTGGCCGTTCTCGCCAATGACCAGCCGAGTGGAGCGCACGACCAGGGACGCCTTTCTGGCAGCGATCCGGTCCAGCAGGACGGCCAGTTCGCCCAACACCTCAATGCGCCGCTTCGCTCCGGTCTTCCCCTGGGACACGTGAAGGAATCCATCGCGCACGTCGCGCTGGTCCATCTTCAGAGTGTCCGCCACTCGCTGGCCAGTGAGGTAGGCCAGATCCATGGCGTCGCGTAGCGGCTGCGCGCCTTCGTCCCACACTGCCCTGAACATGTCGTCCTCGACGTAAACGTCGCGGCCCGTCTCGGTGAAACCCTTGATGCCGGCGCACGGGTTGGCCAGCGCCGTATACCCCTGCTCACGACACCAGTTCCAGATATGGGACAGGAGGGCCTTCTCGCGGTTCGCACGCACCTTGGCTTTCTGGCCGCGCTTGCGCAGATAGTCCTTCACGTGCTGAGGCTCGATGGATTCCAGCGGGCACGGCGGGTCATCAAAGCAGATCAGCAGCTGTTTGAGTTCGCGAGCGTTATCCTTCTGGGTCGCCGGCGACTTCGTCGGCATTACCTCGGCGCGGTAGCGATCCGCCACATACCGAAAGGTCACGATCTCCGCGGGGCGCTCGGAACCCTCGCGCTCCAGTTCGGCCCACTTCATGATCGCCAGGCCGTAGTCGCTGCCAAGCGGTTCCTCGCGCCTCGGCTTTCCGCCGTGATCGTAGTAGTAGAAGGTCTTCTTCCCCTTCTTGCGCACTCGCAGGCGGGGGACCGCTTCGGGTCGGGTTGGTCGACGTCCCATATTCAGGCCGCCCAGTTTGATCGCCAGGGCTTCTTAGCCTGCACCTGGTCGCGCTCGCCTTCAACTGCCGCCCGGGTGACGACCGGCCACCCGTGATCGTCAACGTAGTGGCGGATCCCATTCTTCCGCAGAAATGCCAGCTGCCGCGCCTTGGTCTGGGCCCGGGTCAGTTCGGCAATCTCCGTCCGGGATAGGCACAGGTTGCTCATGGCACCCTCTCCGGTGCAGGCAGGAGGTGCTGCTCGTTGATGTGCTCGATGACAGACATGCCGGTGGGAAGCATCAGGTGGGCAAGGAAAGCCGCCTCAAACGAGAGCATGCCAATCTCGATGGCCGTCACCTGGCCCTTCACCCAGTCGCGCAGGATCGAGTAGACGGCGACGCTGCCGATCTTGAGGGCGCGCGCCTCGTGCTCGACGCGACTGCCCTTCGTCCTGGGTCCGTACGGATGCTCCCGCAGCCATGCGGCGGCGTACCCCTTGGCGCTGGCCTTGAGCTGCACCTGGCGGCCGCGGTGCTCGAACTGGATGAACAGCTCGCCGGTCTCGTAGTCCTCGCCGGTGGCGAACTTCGTACAGCCGAACCCGCGCAGCATCTTCTGGATGTCGTTGATCGCGTTGTTGCCGCTGGTGGCGTTTTCGTACGGGAGGCTCATGCTTCCTTCCTCTCCTGCTCAATACGGCGGTATTCAATAGCCAGGTTCACGCATCCACCTCGCCGACGATTTCGCACACCAGTTGGACCCAGCAGTCGTAGATGATCGAATCGCGACCGGCATCGGACCAGTAGATGGCGCTCACCTCAGCCACTTTCCGGTTCGCCAGGATGATTCGGTCGCCCTTGCGTGGGATGTGGTGCCAATACTTCTCGGCATAGGTCTTGCCCTCCACACGGATCTCAATGGCGACAGGCTTGGTCGGGTCATCCATGCGTGGCCTCCTGCTCAATGCGTCGGAACTCGAAATCAACCATGCGCCACCTCGGCGAATAGGCCCTGCCGGCAGTTCAGGGCGGCGACGCAAGCCGGGTTGAGCCACGCGCACTCGGTGCGCTTCCCGGTGCCGCGGCCGGCGCTGATCCGCGCCTCGGTGTCGTGCCGCTGCCAATGCGCCAGGTGCTTGGTGTACAGCTCGGACGGATAGCCCGACAGCACCACCATTCCTTCCAGCTCGAGTAGGGCTGCCAGAAGCTGCTCGTGGTCCGCGTCGCTCATCTCGTGGCGGTAGTACCCGGCTTTGCCTGCATCCATGACACGGGTGGAATGCAGGTAGGGCGGATCAACAAAGTGAAGGGTATCCGGCCCGTCGTGCTGGCGCATGACCTTGATCGCCGGGCGGTTCTCGATCAACACGCCAGCCATGCGCTGGCCAGCCGCCGAGAGGGCGGCCGGATACTCTGCCCACAGCTGCTGGGCGGTCCCATAGGCGCGGTTCGAGTCGATGCGGAATCCTGTCTTGCCTTTGCTGGCGCCGGCTGACCCGAAGCCCATCTGGGCGCGAATGGCGATGCGCCTGGCGCGCTCCACCACATCGTCGGTAGGCTCCCACGCCTCGTCGAAGTCGCCGCGGGAATAGGGCGTCAGCACGCAGGCCTCGATCAGCTTGGCGCGGAGATCTTGATCGCGGAGCACCTGGAAGAAGTTCACCACGTCGCCGTCCAGGTCGTTGTAGACATCGCCATAGGCGCGGGGCTTCTGCAGGAGAACGCCGGCAGCGCCGCCGAAGGGCTCCACATAGGTCCGGTGCTCCGGGAAGAACTGCATCACCCAGCTGGCCAGCCGGAACTTTGCGCCGTGGTAGCGCAGGGCAGGCGATGTCACGGCATCACCCATTGCGCCGCTCCTTTGGCTCGAAGCGGTGGTCATAGGGTGCATCGCCGGGCTTGCCACCCGCAGCGTGCATATGGACCGCTGAGTGGAGGGGAAAGCCGCAGACGGCGCATCCGCCGCAGGTGCAGCTCCACGACTGCTGTCGATTCTTGAGGGTCCGGACCTTCTTGTGCGGGCAGTCAGCTCCGACACCGCCCTCACCGATTTCCCAGGGCTTCGGGCTACGCATGGCAGTCCTCCTTGCGCGACGCCGCATGCCGTTCGAACATGGGGCCATTCATCAGGATGGGAGTGTCACGCATGGGTACGCTCTTTGGTCGGACGAACAATGGCATCAGCTACGAAGTGGACTTCAACGATGCTGGCGGTGATCGCATTTCGTGGACGGCGCTGGGCAGGGACGAGAATGGCCAGATCATTACCCGGTCTGGCGTGGTGAATCGACCGCCCGTGGGTGACCGATCCAATCCGCATGAAACGGTTCGCCACGATGTGGAAAGGAAGTTCGAAGAAAGGGACGACTGACTTCACGCAGCCTCCCTGACGCTGTGCGGGGTTAGGGCGATGCCTCGGGCTTCGGCGTAGGCGGCGATGAACTCCGCCGCTTGCCACGGGTTGATGGCATTGCCGTAGGCGCGCAGGCGTCCCACGCGGCCGGGTATCCCATTAGCCAGCGGGAATGTGCCGGGTTCAACTGGCCGCCACTTTCCATCTGTGCATCCAAGCCAGTCAGCATCTGCCCAGAAGCCGTTAAGCGGATCGGCCCCACCATGCGAGCCATACCCTGATTTGAGGGCCGCGGTTTCGACCTGTCCCCTTGGTCGTACTGGTAGTCGCCGCGACGGCTGTCGATCGAGGTTGGGGTGTGCCAGCTGGCCAGGTGGAACGCTTGATCTGCCAGCGATATTTGTGGATCGGTCGGCTTTCGATTCCCCACAATCGGGGGCCGCGTCTTGTGATCGACCACGGCAGTCGTTGGTGTGACCCAACCCATCAAGCGAGCGGCCTCCTGCATTAGCATTCCGCCCGCTTGCCGCGCTTGCCGCGCTTGCCGCGTGTCCGCGCCCGCTTTCCAGTCCCGTGCCGCTGGAGTCGGCCACCCATAGGTGGCGTTCTCGGATGTGCGGCGAACCGACGCCCGCAGACGGGAACGGGACACACCCGAAGGCGTTACCCAGGCCTTCCATGTCAGCGTGTATAAGGTCGATCCAAGGATCAGCGTCCTTGCTCGCAACCTGCTCTCCAAAGACGACTGCAGGGCGCTGCTGGGCGATAAGGTGGTGGAAGGCTGGCCAGAGATGCCGCTCGTCTGCAAACCCAGCGCCTTTACCTGCCGATGAGAAAGGCTGACAAGGGCAGCTGCCAGTCCACACGGGTCGACTACTCGGCCATCCGGCAAGGGCCAAGGCGAGGGGCCACCCAGCGATTCCGGCAAAGAAATGACACTGCACGTATCCGGCGAGGTCGCTGGGTCGGACATCCTCGATGCTCCTGGTGTCGATGTCGCCGGAGGGGATCAGTCCCTCGGCCATGAGGTTGCGAAGCCACGCCACGGCGTAGGGTTCGATCTCGTTGTAGTAGTGGCGAGGCTCACCCATTGGCGGCCTCCGTCGGTTTGAACAAATCGCCGCAGGCCTTTTTTGACGCTACGGTGGCGCGCCTACTTTCCGCGTGGTGCGCCTGGTCGTAGCGCAGGTGACACCGCTGGCACCACGCGCGCAGGTTGTCCATGTCGCAGTTCTCGGGCTGGTGGTCGAGGTGGGCGACTGTCAACACCACCGTGATGAACCGACCAGCCGGGTACTCGCTGCCACGGGCCCAGCCGAGCGCATCGCCAGTCTCGGCATCGAACACCATGCCGTTCATGAGCATATAGGTTGACCCGTCCATCTCGCGACAGATGACCTCGCCATTGGGTGCCTTGCACTTCTCGCAGCTGTTGTGGGCTCGGGCGAGCACTGCCGGGCGGACCTCGGTCGCCCAGTTGGCCGGATAGCGATCGCGGTTCTCAGGCTTGATCGGCATTGGCGGCCTCCGTGGCTTTGGCGATGGGGTGGCTCGAATAGCTCACATCGACAATTCGCTCGAGCAGGTAGTCCTCGCCACAGCTCCCGCAGGTATGCGTCGTATCGCCATCGATGCCTGGTCCGAAATTGATTTCCCATGCGTCGCGCTCACGGGCGCCGCAGTAGGGGCACACAGGTTCGTTGGCGTGAATGTGCTCAACCATGATCAGCCTCCCCGCGCTGGGCGGATAGGGCGGCGTCGATGGCGTCGTTGACCTGGTCAGCAATGCTCTCGCGATTGGTCGGGTACTCGATCTCGCCGTCAGGCCCAATGAGCTCCACCCAGCCGGCGTCCTTCTCGATGCCTATCTGAATTTCGTAGCCTTCGGGCAGCTCGCCGGCCGCACGCTGGATGGCGGCATACGTCAGGTCAGCATCGGTAACTATCCGGTCATTCCAGACAGTTGGTTCAGCGTCGCCAACCTGTAAGCGATCCTTACCAGTTGGTTCATCCCCTTGGGCGCGGGGCGGGTGGGTGTAGAGGGGGAACAGTCCGTTAGGTCCTTGGGCCTTGGCTGGCTGTTTTCGGCCAAGGTGCACCTGCATGCTATGGAGGTACATGCCGTATTCGCTGATTGCCTGCGTGAGGCTCACGCCCGGCTCAACCTCAAGCCACGCTACCGCCTCCCCGTCCTCGGCCTGAGTGCGGGTGTTCCAGGCGACCAGCGCGGGATCCTGGCCAGGAATCTCTTCGTCCTCGTCCTCGGCCATCATCAGCGGGCCGCGCGCGAGGCATCCCTCGCACAGTCGATAGCAGGATGAATAGTCGTAGCGCTCGACGTAACCCTCGGTCGAGCCACAGAACGGGCACGCCTTCAGCTGGTCAGTCATGGCTCACCTCAACCGCCTTGGCGCGCTCGGCCTCCCGCCTTGCATGGCGGGCGTCTATCTTCTGCCGGTTGGCAGTCATCACCTGCAGCAGGTGAATGCCGAAGTAGCTGGCGATGCGGGTCAGGTAATGGAGGACGTCGCCTAGTTCCAGGAGCAGGTCTTCGTCGATCTGGCGGCCGTCCCTGACGTGCTTCTTGAGCAGCTCCTGGACCTCGCCAGCTTCACCGCCGATGCCCAGACCCATGATGTAGAGGTCGCGCAGCGGGTTGCCATCCACGGGCGTCCTGCGGCGGTTCCAGTTCTTCTCGACCCATTCCTGGTAGCCCGCCACGATGTTGCCGTAGCGCTCGGCCAGCACGTCGATAGCCTCACCCGGGTCGTCCACCTCGGTGATGCCGTGGCGCTCCAGTGCGCGCAGCGTGCTGACCGTGCAGATCTCCATGGCGTTGAAGCGATCCCGCCAATAACTAGGATCATGGTCACGCGGCTGCATCGCAGCGAGCACCGCATCCATGGCCAGGCGCATCGTCTTTCGCGGCGCCTTCTTGCGGACATTGACGATGTGGGCTCGACCGATGCCCAGCGCTTCGCCTGCGGCTTCCCAGCTGGTGAACCCGCAGGCAGCACCCCAGGCATCCCATCCCGGACCCTCGGAAGGTGCAAGCGTCGTAACGTTGCCTCGCTTAGCCACGCTGTTTCTCCTTTCTGTCCGCCTTGTCGAGAAGGCGCTGTCGGTGGTTCTCGGTACCGGTGAGGGCGTCTTCCAGCTCGCGTATGGCGCGGGTGATGGAAGAGGCGTCCTTAGGGCGCAGGCCTGCCGCTTTGGCCTCAAGCTGCGCCTGGCGCGCATGACGCAGGGCTCCATCGATCGCGGCGCCGCAACGGGTGCTGGCGCGTGCTCGCTGGCAGAGGTAGAGGATGTCGGTCATGCGACGCGCTTCCAGGCGAAGTCTGGCGCTGCATCGAGTAGCCACAGGTGGCGCATGTTGGCGACGTTGACGACGTGCTGTTCCGGCGGGAAGACCTCGACGGCCCAATAGCCACCGAAGCCGCACTCAGCCTTCACGCGCATGAGTTCGTCCCAGCTGATGTTATCGTCCCAGCGGTCGCCCATGGTGGTGGAGCGGTTGACGCTGCGGCGCAGGCCGTTCGGCTCGCGGTAGAGCTGCGCCAGGAAGGTGCGCGATCGCCATGCGAACTCGAGGCCCGGCGGCAGCTTCTTCGGCCAGCTCGCCAGATCGACGGCGGTCATGGTGACCGGCTGCTTCGCATTGTCCGCCTGCAGCTGCTTGATCGCTGCGCGGCGCTGCTGGCGGTTGAGTGAGGTGAGCAGTCCCATGGCCTGGCGGTGTTCCTTTGCCGGCGTTGCCGGCGCATTCGTACAAAGAAGCCCGCTAGAGGGATTCGAACCGCACGTTTTCCGAGGCCAATGAACCTCGGCGCCTACACCTGCAGGCTCTGCAGCGGGCTTCTTTGTGCCCTGTGCTACTCCACAGGGCGGGGAGACTTACGCAGCGTGCAGGGACGACTCGCCCCACCACACTTCCACGGCGCGGCCATCGGCGGCCTTGTAGCGGATGTAGTAGTGGTTCTCGGACTTGCTGTATTCGGCGCGGGCGAGTACGTCGCCGGTTTCACCGCTGGCAGTGATCGTGACGCGCTGATCGAGCTGGAACTTGAACTGGCGATCCATCTGGATGCTCCGGTAGGTGGAAGGGTGCCGGTCTATCCCGGCTGTCTGGATTGCCCAGCGTGGGCGATTCGTTACGCGGCCTGCGCGGCGTTGGCCGGCAGATCGGGGTAGGTGCCCCAGGGCGCGCGAAGCTCTGCCCACGGGCTGCAGGCACTGATCGCGTTGCGCCTGGCATAGCGACCCATGCGGCCGTCCTTCCAGACTTCGCGCTGACCGGTGGACTGGTTGTCGAAGATGCCGTCGAACATGTCGGGCGTACGCACCATGGATCAGTCCTCCTGCGCAGCCAGAGGCTTCGGCATCGTGAGCGTGCCGAGGTCGACGGGCTTGCGCCGGAACCAGCGGAACGCAGCCATGCCTTCGACGCGGCGCAGTGCGAGGCGCGCCGTAGACCCGTGGTCGTCCACGATGGGCGCGTGCTTGTAGCGCACGGGCGAGCCGGGCGGGTGCTTACCCTTGCGGCGGTAGGTGTCGCGGTTGGCGTAGTAGAGCAACGCCTGGCGCATGACTTCGATCTGGCGCTTACGTCCGAACATCAGCTGATCACTCCAAGGTTTACTTTGGCGGCGTAGTCGTACGCCACCTCATCGTGTGCAACCTCAATGACGGTGCCCGGTGGAAAAGCCGGTGCGGGATCGGGCGCGATGCGGATGCCCTTGTTCTCCAGCTTGTTGAGCACGCCTTCGCGGCGGCGCTGGACGAGGTCGCGCAGCTCGTCGCGTGTAATGGTCACCGTCAGGCCAAGCACCGGAAGCGTGTCGGTCGGTTCGCCCGCAAGAGGGCCATTGATGCTCTCGAAATCGGCATCAATGACGGCCAGCTGGTCGAGCAGCGCGCGCACTTCCTGCAGCGCAGAACGGCCTCGAATGGTCGCGGGAACGATCATGGGAGCATTCATGAGTTCGCCTCCACAAATTCGTTCTTGTCGTTGAGTCGATATGCGACATTCGCCTTGATGCCGCCCTCGCCGACATAGGCAATGGCAGTGCGATAGCGCTCCGCTTTCGCATCCCACCACTTGATTTGGATTTCACCGCTGTCGCCAGCGGTAGCCGTACCGCTGTAGCCAGCGGTAGCCGTACCGCTGTAGCCAGCGGTAGCCGTACCTCTGTCGCCAGCGGTAGCCGTACCGAGGGAGCCAGCGGTAGCCGTACCGCTGTCGCCAGCGGTAGCCGTACCGAGGGAGCCAGCGGTAGCCGTACCGCTGTCGCCAGCGGTAGCCGTACCGCTGTAGCCAGCGGTAGCCGTACCTCTGTCGCCAGCGGTAGCCGTACCGAGGGAGCCAGCGGTAGCCGTACCGCTGTCGCCAGCGGTAGCCGTACCGCTGTAGCCAGCGGTAGCCGTACCGCTGTCGCCAGCGGTAGCCGTACCGAGGGAGCCAGCGGTAGCCGTACCGCTGTCGCCAGCGGTAGCCGTACCTCTGTCGCCAGCGGTAGCCGTACCGCTGTCGCCAGCGGTAGCCGTACCTCTGTCGCCAGCGGTAGCCGTACCGCTGTAGCCAGCGGTAGCCGTACCTCTGTCGCCAGCGGTAGCCGTACCGAGGGAGCCAGCGGTAGCCGTACCGAGGGAGCCAGCGGTAGCCGTACCGCTGTAGCCAGCGGTAGCCGTACCGAGGGAGCCAGCGGTAGCCGTACCGAGGGAGCCAGCGGTAGCCGTACCGCTGTCGCCAGCGGTAGCCGTACCTCTGTCGCCAGCGGTAGCCGTACCGAGGGAGCCAGCGGCGGCGACCTGGCCTTCGCCTACCTGCACCACATGGCCAATGCAGTTTTCGGCCTTGGCGCGGCTCTCGTTTGCCAAAATGAAAGCTGCTGCAGATGCGCGGTCACCAACAAACCGGACGACAGCGCGCGGGAACTTCGCTTTACCGCCCAGCATGATTATCGTGCTGGATTCAACTTCGAGAACGAGCCACTTGGCGTCGGGCTGCGCCCAGTGATCGACGCACGACACATCGCCCTGGCCATAGATCCAACCATGCAGCCCATTGCCGCATGCATTGTTCTGCTTCCAGTCTGGCGCCGTGACTTCTGATCCCACGGCTGACGGCCATACGAATCCGCCATGGCTGCTGAAATCTGCGCGACACACGCGCATCACCAGGGAGGTTTCGTTATTCGGTGCTGCCTTCTTGGCATTGGCCTTCTTCGAGGTCATGCGACGGTCTCCATAGAGAGGGTGCTGGCCACGGCGTCACCGAAGGGGGACGGCTCCGCCGCGGCCAGCGAAAGGGGAACGATGCGAAGGAGGCTGCAGAGGTCGAAGGCGAGGGCGATCTTCTCGGCGTCGGTGCAGTCGAGTTCGGCCAGGTCGCAGAGACCGCTCATGCTTCACCGCCTTGGCGACGCATCGCGCTGGTCCGGTAAATGATCGGCCGGTCGCCCTGGAACCGTCGGTCGAACAACACCACTTCTGTGTCGTAGTCGAAGGTCGGCCAAAACACATGCCGGTGTTCGATGTAGAACGACGCGCGGCAGGGGCGCACTTCGAGCCTTTCGGGGCCGTCGCCGCGCACAATGCATTCGATCGTGCCAGCCAGTGCGTCATGCGGATTGGTGGCGCTCATGGTGCATCCCCTCGCCAGCCGCGGGCTCGCCATTCGCTTTCGATCTGAGCGAGCAACGCCAACACTTCACGCACCGTCAGGTCGGCGGCATTGCGCGGATAGATGAGTTGTGCCAACCGAAAGCCGGTTGGGCCGTTCAACTCGCGGATGTCGCCCACATCGAAAAGGGGCTGCAGCACGGCGCACACGTCCTTGGAGTCCATTTCGGTGCTCATGCGCGCTTCTCCGAAGAGGGGCCGGCGACAGCAGGAGCGAGACAGGGAGGGATTGCCCCCGCCGCCGCCGGCTTGAGCGGTAAAGGCATGCGAGTGAACTTGGATATTTGCTCGGCCTCGTCTCCGACTAGGTCGAAGGCGGTGTCACCGATCCAGAGCACCGGCAAGTAGTTGGACGCGTCGAGGCGCAATCTTTCGCTCGCTGCGAAAACCGCAGGAAAGTGGCAGTCGAGCAGGTGCATGCTCACCATCCAGGTGTCCGCGGTCTTGAACAGGATGAGCTCGCGAGGCATTCCAGCGCTGGCGGAAAGCTTGAGGCGCTCATTCATACGAGGTGCGCCAGGTGGCCCATGTAGCAGAGCAGGGCACCGGCCCAGCCCAGGCAGAAGACGAGCGCCTTGAAGGTCGGGCTCGGGCCTAGGTGGATGACGTTGTTGCGTGGATGACGCGGCGCACTTCTCGGAACTAACTGGTCAACTGGATTGATGCTGCGGGCGTTGTCGGCCATGCGGGATCCTCCTGGGCTGAGGAGGAATATAAGTACACTTACATTCACGTGCAAGCGTGCCTATAAGTAAACTTATCCAGCGTTTATTCAGCGTTCATAGTTCTATGATAGGTACGTCACTGTTACCCACGCGCAAGGAACGAGGTGAAAATGAAGAACGGAATGGGTTTTCTCTGCAGAACGCTGGCGCTGCTCGTCCTCTTGATCGCGCTTCCGCTGACCGCCATGGCGCAGTCGTGCTGCCCGTCCGATGGGCACGGCTCGCCGATTCAGACCAACTCAGCAGTGGCTACGACGGCATCGGCTACGGATCTCGGCCAGACCTGGCCGCGTGTTGCGGATCAAAGCCGATCGCCGAGCTGGCACGCGTACGAGTTCACACTCTCCGGTGTCAGGTACGTACAGGTGAACGACGCCAACGGCGGCGTGCACTTCGCGGCAGCCATCGGGCCTAGCTCCGTCGTCGTGTTGCCGATCGGCAGTGATTCCGGCTTGGTGTCCACGCCGGCTACCCCGATCGCTCCAACCCTGCAGGACACCGTCACACCGATCTTCTCGGCTGACGGCATCACTGTGAACCTGGTGACCAACCCGTCTGGCTACTACTGGCAGGTCATCCCGGGCAGCTGACCTTAGGGCACAGCTCGCAGGAAGTTGTATTTCACACCAAGAGGCGGCGGTTGAACGGACAGTTCGGCCGCCGCTTTTTGTTCGACGATCAGCACGGACATCTCGTCCGGCTCAGCATGCAGGATTCCCCCGAATGCCTTCACGCGCGCGGCGAGCAACGCACAGTCTGGCGCCTCTTCCGGTTGGTCATTGCAGCCTGCGGCAGTGACCTTGATCAACGCACCCGCGTAGCCCAGGCGCATGCCGCACTTGATGCCGATGACGATGCGACTCGGGTTCTTGTGCGCCAAGATGGTGATGGCTTCGCCAACCGCGCGGTACGTCGCCAGCTGCAGTTCGGTGCTGAGCATGTTAGGGTTGCCGCGCAATCGATACCGCACGTCGACGTTGCCGCGAATGAGGCGGTCGGTGATCGTGCTGGCCTGGAGGGCATTGAACAGGCCATCACGCTCGATCGCGAGAGGGTAGAGCGCCGCTACCACATGCTCATGGAAGAGCCGCGATTCCTCGATGCCTGACTTCGTAAGGCCCATGGCTGCAGCTGAGTAGCCGTTCTCGCGCAACCAGGCAACGACCGGCCGGCGCGACATTTCGAGGATGGCGTGGGAGTTGGCCACCTGCAGCGCCTTCTCGCGCAGGTGTCGCTCGCTGACGAAATAGCCGTCGCGGGCGAGGCTCATTGCCTCCTGGGCGGCGAGGCCGAGCGCCTTTGCGTTGCGGAAGTAGTTGGACAGCAGCGTGCCGAAGGCCAAGAGGCAGGTGCCGACGAGAGCAAGCACCTCCTGGACAAGGATGGCGTAGTCGTCAGCGTAGCCTGCGCCGCCGGTGCCCATGGTCAGGCCTACGCCCAGGCTGGCAGCGGCGAGGCCGAAGCTGGCGCCGCGGAAGCCGTGCACGATGGTCAGGAAGAGGGCCGGCAGAAGCATGACCAGGCGCATGGTCTGGACCATCTGCATGTTGGTCGAGTGCATGAGCTTGATCGACAGCGCGATGCCAGCGATCAGCGCGAGGGAACGCACGACGTCGTTCCTGAATTGTTGCGTGAGCGGACCGGCGCTGCGACGCTCCTGCCATGCAATGACGATGGGGCAGACGAGAAGGGCACCCATGTAGTCGCCGAGTCCGAAAGCCAGGCCGCGGCCATATTGAGCGACCACCTGCTCATGTAGCTTGGCTGGCCCATGGTGCAATGCATAGGGCTCCATGAAGAGCCAGATGCAGCCAAAGTTCACCAGCGTGATCAGCGTGGCCACCGCAGCGGCGCCCACGAGGATGCTCGTCATACTGAGCACGCCATCCGACGTCAGGCGCGCGCGGTATCTCACCGCATGGGCCACAAGCATTGCTGTTGGCATCAGCAGCACCGAGTCAGCCACATACCAGGCCCACCCATAGAAGGGCGTCATGTTGTAGCGCATTACCGCGAGCGCGCCGACTTCACCAGCCCAAAGGAATGGCCAGTAGCGATAGGGCAGAAAGAGCAGGGCGGCGAACCGCAAACCCGCCGGTAGGTACCACTGATCCAGTGATACGTGCCTCAACATCGTGTAGCCCACGCCGTAGATGAGAGCGGCCAAGACCGCCTTCACGGCGAAGTGGGCTTTCCCCACATCCGTGTCCCGCAACATGCAAATAGGCTCCCCCCTGTTTACAGGGCTATGCTTGTCTGCGCTAAGTTAAATGAATGTAAACGCCTTCAAGTCAGCTTGATCCGAGGACAAGGCCACCTATCTCAAGGTCGGGCAGTTTGTCCTCATAGACGTCGGTCAGTGGGGCTCCTTTTCCATGACCGACGAGCGTTACATGGTGCTGGTCACGGAACACAATCTTCCTGAGGTCGGGGCGTTTCCACAGGCGGTACGCGTAGGTCGCCCCGTCGATCACTGACTCAAGAGAGTTGTACCGTGTATCCACAAACACGAGCGCGCCCTGCTCAATGACCGGCGCCATGGCTGGCGACGGATTGATGACCCAGCGGACGTGCTCTATCGGGGTGTCGCCGATCTTCCGGCGCACCAGGATCTCGGGTAGCACTGCATAGCGCGGCCCGTTCACCACATCGAAGCCGGCCAGGTGCTCAATCTGCACGTGTTCCGCTGGCATGTTCTCCTGCGAAACGAGCATGGGGAGGCCCGAAACTTCGTGCTTTGGGCCGCGCCCGGTCATGAGCCAGCGAGGATGCACCTCAAGGACATCGGAGACGCGAATCAGCACCTCACCCTTGAGGCTCTTTGTGTCGCCCGACTCCCAGGCATACGCAGCGGCGGCGCTCACCTTCGCGAGGCGCGCGAGTTCTGCGGGTTCACTGATGCCCTTATCGGTCCGGGCTTCGACCATTCGGCTGGCTAAGCTCATATAAGAGAGCTTATATGCAGCCAATGTAAGTACACTTGCATATGACATATAAGTGTGCTTCTATCTAGCAATGACGAGTCGAATCACGAAAGAGCAGGCAATCGCCGCCTACGGCGGAATCGGCGCGGACTTGGCCCGGGCGCTGAAGATCACGCCCAGTGCCGTCTACCAGTGGCCGGATGGCGAGCCCATCCCGAGCGAGCACGAGCTGCGTCTGCGCTACGAGCTGAAACCGCAGGTGTTTGGCAAGGGCGCGCCGACCAACGTGGACAACGCGGACCGACACCGAAGTGCGGCCGTCGAAGGGGCGGCGGCCCAAGCAGTTGAGCCTGTTCTGAGCGATGCGCCTGGTCGGGTGCAGGCCGCCTGACGCAGCAGCGCTGCGTTCTGGCATCGGCCACAGACGATTCCTGAAAACCTCTGGTTGGTAGACCACTCGCTGGTGCACCGACCCCACCACCAGAGGGAAAGCCTCTCTGGTTCGTGCTGCCTTGTCCGTTTCATTTGCCATAGCAACTCCAAAGGACTGAGTTATGTACGACGACCCCGCCAATATCCGCGACAACCAGATCAAGGCGCGCTTCACTGACCGGGAATTCGAGCTGGTAAAGGCGCTGGCGAACTTCAATCAACGCCTGCCGGCTGTGTTCGTGCGCGAGCTGGTGATGAACCACATCGCTGCGCTGCAGAACAACTCTAATCGCGATGCCAAGTCCGTTTGAAGGGCCGCTTAAGCCCCTCAGGAGGGCCTGTGCATGAGATCAAAACCGAGCTCTCCGAAGCGGAGATGGCTCGCGTTCGATTCGAAGCGGAGCGCGCCGGCATGACTGTCGACGAGTTCGTTTCACACGCGGCATCCGCAGAGCTGCACAGGCGCTTTCTCGTGCCGTCGCTTGGCGGCGCGGTGCTTCCGTTCCGCTTGCCAACCCCGCAAACAGGAGACGGCAATGCACCTCAGTGAAATAACCACTGACTGCCGGTTCAAGCCTGTCTTCCGTGCTGTTCCTGGTGGCTGGCGCCAGATGGGTGAGCGGCTTTCCAGGGGCACCGTGGCACGAGTGCCCATCGAGGCTGGGTCATTCCCGTTCGTTGGTCATGACCTCGGTCTTGCAGGTCGGGCAGTTCATGGTGACCGCGCCGAAGACCCATTGGCGCTGCAACACGCTCTTCGATCCTCGGATATCCATGCAGGGCTGGCAGAGGTAGTGAATCGGCTCGTCGCCATGAAGGGCGATGTCCTCCTGCCGATGCTCCGCGTCCTTGAGCCGATACGCGAAGTGGCCCTTGGAGACTTCGACAAGCGTGTATCGGCGACGCTGGTGCGAGTTCTCTTTGATTTTTCGCAGTTCCTCGACTACCTGGAAATGCTCAGTTTGGAGTTCGAGCATCTTGGCCTGTACCGAGAAAATACCGTCCTGCGCCTCCAGCAGCTTTCGGTTGAGTTCGGACGCCATGGCGGCGACCTGCTGGAAGTCGCGCGCTTCTATCAACGCTGCACCCAGATCCTTTGCGGCCTTGATTGCGGAGAACACACCCGTGATTGAAGCAAAGTCCATGAAGTCCCTCGGTGAGTATGTTGGTTGCCTGGCAGCGTCAGCATACCGCCGAGCGGGCTTCGCCATCGGCGCCGAGGGCTTCCCCCAAACTCCACCATGGCCCTGGGCGAGGTAGGCCGGTGAGCACGACTCTCATGGGCCGCTGCTGGCCTCTCCAGATGCCACCGACGCCGAAGGCCGTCCTGATCTCGCTTGCGGACAACGCGAATGATCACGGCTTCTGCTGGCCGTCGCTGACCAAGATCGCCGAGCGCACCTGCTTTGGTCGCACGGCCGTGATCGACGCCATCAAATGGCTGGAGGCGAGTGGTGCATTGAAGGCTGACCGGAGTGACCGGTACCGGACCACGTATGTCGTCACCCCTGATGATTTCACGGCTCCCGCACTAGTACGTCAAGACAACAAGTCCGCTACGCGTACTAGTTTGGATGACGGCGGACTAGTCCGTCTGGCGGACAACGAAGTCCGGGAGATGGACGACGAAGTCCGCCAGGCGGACACTAACCGTCAAGAACCATCAATAACCGTCAAGAAGAGCAAACGTCAGAAGGCGCCCGCGCCTGACATCGCCATCACCTTGCCCAGCTGGCTGCCCGCCGAGTTGTGGGAGACATGGGTCGAGGATCGAAAGGAGCGGCGCCAGGCGATGACCCAGCGCGCCGCCGAACTCGCCATCGAATCGCTGACCAAGCTGCGCGATCGAGGCTGGACGCCCAAGGAAGTGATCGACAACGCCATCGAACTTGGCTGGCGCGGACTGTACGCGCCGAAGTTCCCGCCCAACGGAGGAAACCATGCAAACCGTCAAAGCAGCAGCGCTGGAGGGGTTGGCGACGCTGTCCAGCGCGCCATCGACGAACGGCAAGCCCGTGAGCACGCCGAGCGCGGCGGCTACGACGACATCCCAGGGACATTCACAGCTGCCACGGGCACGCACGCCGCAGGCCCTGCTGGATAAGTTCTGGCTGAAGATGGCGCACATGTTCGGCAACACGTGGACGCGGCAGTACGGCGTCGATCCAGCAGGCTCGGCGGCAGAGACCTGGTCGGCCGCTCTCGCTGGCTTGTCAGCCGAGAAGATCGCGCGCGGCCTGCAGGAGACCCTGGCGCGCGGTCTGGAGTGGCCGCCGCCGGCGCCACGTTTCCGCGCCATGTGCATGGGCATCCCGAGCATGGCGCACATTCGCCACTGCATGGCGAACCCCGGTGACACACCGACGCCGTTCCTGCGCCAGTTCTGGCTGTACCTCAACCGGGCTGAGTACGAGTCCGGCGACGAATACCGCTGCGAACGCTCGCTCAACGAGGCCTACGAGCTGCTTTGCGAGCACGTGATGCTGGGCAAGCCGTTACCAGCGTCGGTCGCGGCGGTGATCGAGCACAAGAAGCGACCCAAGCCGGTACCGGCCAGCGAAGAGACGGCGCGCCGAGAGCTAGATCGCATCGCCGCCATTTTTAAGTCGGGCGAGCCCGCTGCAGGTGATGTGGCGTGAGAACCGGCGAGCGAATCCTGCAGTCCTTGGAACTTGGCGCTGCCACCGTCGAGCAGCTGGCCGCCATGCTGTCCGTCAACCGCTTCACGATCTACTCGGCGATGACCAAGCTGGAGAAGGAGTGTGCAGTCCGGGTGATCAAAGCGGCATCGCCGCGTCGTAGCGGTCGTCCCCAGAATATCTACTCGCTCCCCATGGCTGGCGCCGTCCCGCTCGGCCGGATGACGAAGGAGCGCACGCCGATCCTCGCGCGCTTGGTTGGTGACATCCTGTTCGAACACGGAGAGGTGGCGCTGTTCGTTGGCGCGGATCTGAACGCAGAGGTCGCCATCTGCAGCGAGCCCAGTTACGCCAAGGACCTGAGCCGGCAGATCGCCACGCTTGTTGGCGTCTATCGCACCGATCGGGCCGAAGCCTTCGATCCTCGCCGAGTGGTCGCCGATATCGGTGTGCACCTGCGTGACATGGGAGTGCCAGCCGATGCGGCATAAGCGCTTCCACGAAGGCCGCACCAGCGCGAAGCCCTACGGCCGGTTCTCGTCGTTCTGCAAGAAGCACAACAAGGCTTTCCCGACCTACGACTTCTGCCTGGATTGCGAGCGCGAGCGCTACCAGGCGCAGCAGGACCAGCCTGCACCCGTAGCACCTGAGCCCACCGAGGCGGAGAAGGAACGCCGAGCGCGCATCCAGGCGCTGGCCGATGCCATGGCAGGAGGGCCGAGCAATGGGTAACGGCCTGCGTTTCACCAGCGAAGCGGCCATGCCTCAGCCGATGCGCGACCTGCTGGCAGCCCAGCGCGAGCGCGACGGTACCGCGCCCATTGTGATCGTCATCGACGCGCGCACGCCGACCATGAACGTCTGGCAGCGCATGCACTGGTCGAAGCGGCAGAAGCTCGGCAGAGAGATCGCCACGCTGATCGCGCTCGCATGTCCGCGCCGGCCGGCTGTACCGCTGGCCAAGTGCCGGATCGTCATCGAGCGCTTCAGCACCAGCGCGCCGGACATCGACGGCCTGGTGGGTGGACTGAAGCCCGTGCTGGACGCCCTGCAGCCGCTCAGCAAGCGCCATCCCTACGGTCTCGGCTTCATCGCCGATGACAGCCCTACCTGCATCATCGACTTCAAGGCCCTCCATGTGAAGGGCAGCCAGAAGCGGACGCGCATCACCATCACCCCGGAGCCTACATGAGCCGTCCGACCAGGGAATTGTTCTTTGCCGCCATTGTCTTGTCGCTCTTTGGGTTCTTTGACCATGACGCAAAGATCGCTGGATTTGCCTGCGCGCTGGTCGGCTATATCTGCTGGGCTATCGACCGGCAGGGTTCGAAGTGATGCGGCGATCGCAACTTCAGCGGAAAACGGCGCTTCGCCAGACCAGCCCCAAGAAGGCCGTTTCCATCAAGGCCAGCGTGCGCCGCCTGAAGCAGGGCCGGAGCACCGGCAAGCCAACGGCCGCCCAGGTGAAGCGGTTCGAGCACATCAAGGCCATTGGCTGCATCGCCTGCCTGTTGTATGGCCGCGAGAGCGCGACATTGCCCGAGGTACACCACCTGAACGCAGGCGGCTACCACGGCGCCAAGCGGCGCGGCCATGACTTCACCGTGGGGCTATGCAAATGGCATCACCAGGGTGTGCTTGAGCGCCTGGGCGAGGCTGGGGCCCGTCTCATATACGGCCCGAGCTACAAGCTCCACAAGAAGGCGTTCCGCGAGCTCTACGGCTCCGACGACGACCTGCTGACCCTCCAGAACCAACTAATCGCCTTGCGGGAGGCACCATGCAACTGAGATGCGGCGAGGAATTGAACGGGTACGCGCTCGTGGACCGCGAAGGCAATGTATCGCTTTCGGAGATTTGTCCCACCCTGGCCTCGGCAGAGTCGCTGAAGAGTGCAGCAGAGGCTCACCAGCCTCATCGTGGGCCGCTCAAGGTCATGGGGATCAGCATCATGGCCTATGCGACAGGTGGTTTCGTCGAGGCAAATGAGGTGGTCTATGGCATCCAGCCCTAACGCACTTCGCGCACAGGCGAAGGTTGAGCGCATTGCCCGAATCGCCGGCAGGACCTCATACAAGAGCCTTCGCGAAGGTTTCGGCAGCAGCTTGTCCCACGATACCGATCTAGACATCAAGGTGGCGCTCGGGATGACTCAGCGCCGTACCAGCCATCTCGCCGTGCGCGCGCTGGAGACGAAGTACGCGTCGACACTCATGCACGAGGAATTCCTTCGCCGCGAATATATGGTGCATCTAGTAGAGCATGTGCTGATTGGCAAGAGACAGAGCGAAGCCAGGGATAAGCATCAGATGGCTGTCGTTCGTATGGGATGCTCGCTGGCGCTGCGCGAGTTCGCCGGGCAGCGATATGTGCAGACCCAGCTGGCTCAATACGCCTGGATGGTAATGTGCCGACGTACGTCTCTGGAGGATGCGATGCGTACCATGCACGGTTGGCTGGCTCACCATGCAGATACCGCTGAAGATGAATTTCTCAACGCGCTCAAAGAAAGGCGCGCAGAGATCAAAGTTGGGATTTGACGGGACTGGCAAAAGGCCTCATTTTTATATCGTCCAAAACTGTCACCAGAAGCCCCGCCAAAAGCGGGGCTTTCTCGTTTCCGGGTATCCAATGACTCCGACCGCATTCATTGCAGCGATCAGCCAAGCGGCTCGTAACGCTGCCGCCCGCTTCAAGGTTCCGGCAAGCGTCACCGTTGCACAGGCTGCGCTCGAATCTGGTTGGGGCGCCCATGCACCGGGATACAACCTGTTCGGCATCAAGGCTGATCCGGCCTGGAAGGGCGCGACGACGCTGCAGACCACCCATGAGTGGAACGGTCACCAGATGGTCGAGATCAAGGCAGCATTTCGCGCCTATCCCGACTGGCAAGGAAGCATCGACGACCACGCGCTCTTCCTGGCGTCGAACCCGCGCTACATGGGCGCATTCGCATTCACTGATGGCGCCAAGTTCGCGACAGCTATCGCCCAGCGCGGATACGCCACCGATCCGCAATACGCAGCAAAGCTGCAGAGCATCATGGCCGCGCATGGCTTGTATGCGCTGGATGAGCCACTCGCTGGCGCACAGGGGAACGTTTGATGGATGTGCAGTCGGGATCGGTTATCGGGCTCGCGGCGACTGTCGCCATCTGGCTCTGGCGCCATAGTCAGCGCATGACCGCTGCTGAGGTGCGAATCGAAGCGCTTCAGACCGCGTTCGACTCGCACACCACACAGGTGCTGGCATCGCTTACGAGGATCGAGGACAAGATCGACCGAAAGGCCGACAAGAGGTTCGAACGGTGAAGCAGGCGACCATCGACCTGGTCAGCGCCATTCTGGCGAAGCTGACCGAACGCACGTCAGTAGCTTCCTACCTGGTGCTGGCTCTCGCAGCTTTCGGCATTCGCGACCAGGTTGTCACGCTGCAGTGGGCTGGTGTGGTTGCCGGCGTCGCTGGTCTCGTTCTTTTCGTCATCAAGGACTCAGCCGTTCAGCGGTTGCTGGTCCAGTCCAAACCCGCGCCAGTCGCGGAACAACCCGAGGTCAAACCCATGTCTCTGCTCAGCATCATCGCTGGCGACCTTTCCAAGGTTTCGCCTGTTGTCTCCGCCGTCGTGAACGGCATCACCTTGGTTGAAGCCATTGCACCGTCGTTACCTGGTGCACAGAAGCTGCAATCCGTGATCGCCAACGTGAATGCAGCGGTCGGTCAGGTTGATGGCATCACCCAGATGATCGAGGGCGTGCTCGCACAGCTCAAGTCGATCGGTGTTGTCGGTACCAGCGCAACCCAGGCTGCTCAGCCGACCACGACTGTCGGTCAGTAATAAGTGCCTCGCTCGCCGCGCACCCACCAACCGTTTGGTGCGCGGCAGCGTGTTTACCAGCCAGTTGAACCAGAGCGACGTCCATCAGCTCATGAACGCGGCTACGACTCTCGTTGGCGTCGCGCACGTGACGGATGGCTTGCACGGCATCCGCTCTGCAAGCGGTGCGAAGAACATGACCGAGTCACACCAGCAACGGTTGTTGACCACATCAAGCCTCATCGACTCAGCGCTGCGCTGGCAAGCGGTGATGCTGACCTCATTCACTGCGCGCGTGCGCTCTTCTGGGATTCGAGCAACTGGCAGTCGCTGTGTGATAGCTGCCACAACTCGTTCAAGCAGGCAGCCGAGCGTGCTGCTGACCGGCGTGCGGCAGCGCACCACGGTGCGGTGGTGCGGGATGGCGGGGCGTATAGGGGTTAGGGGGGTCAAATCCCTGACCTTGAGTGCCTCGCGACCGCTCGACGCACCTATTTTTTTGCACCGTCAATTGAGAAAAACGGTTTTTGACCCATGGCACGAGCCCGCAAACCCCACAACCTGAAGGTGGTCGAGGGTACGGTGCGGCCTGATCGCATTGACGTCGCCGGCGTCGACCTTCCGTTGGTCGACGCGGTTCCGGCTGCGCCCGATTGGCTCATAAACGCCCATGCCGTGAATGAGTGGAAGCGGCTGGCGGCCATCCTGGCGGCGAACAAGCTGCTGACCGAGGCATGCCTCAGTGCTTTGGGCGTCCTCTGCTCCCTGCATGGGGCCATCGTCCAGCAGTACTCGGCCGGCATTGCGCCGACCGGACACATGATCGCCCAGTACCGCGCCCTGGTGAATGACTTCGGACTGACCCCGGTGGCGCAGGGCAAGGTGAAACCGAGTGGCGAAAAGGAAAAAGGAAACCGCTTCGCCGCCAACGGCAAGCGGGGACCGTGACTACGTCGCCATAGCCATCGCCTACGCGAAGGAGGCGGTGGCCGACAAGAAGGGCAAACGGTTCTGTAAGTGGATCCGCTTGGCGGCCAAGCGGTTTCTGTCGGATCTGGAGAGGGCGAAGAAGCGAAAGCCTCCCTTCACCTTCTCCGAATGGAACGCCTGCGACCCCTGCGACTTCATCGAGAAGCTGCCGCACGTCGAGGGCAAATGGGAGAGCCCGACCATTCACCTGGAAGGATTCCAGGTGTTTTTTATTGTGCAGCTGTTCGGGTTTCGTAACCCGGACGGGACGCGGCGCTACTCATCGGCTTTGCTGGCGGTGGCCCGCAAAAATGCGAAGTCCACGCTGGCATCCGGCATCCTGCTTTATTGCCAGTGCTGCGAGGACGAGCCGGGCCCGCAGGTCATTTCGGCGGCCACCACCGGCGACCAGGCGCGCATCATCTTCAATGTTGCGAAGAAGATGGTGGAGAAGACGCCGGACCTGCAGGAGGCCTTCTCGGTCAAGGCTTTCGCCAACTCGATCACCTCGTACGAGAACGGCGGATCCTTCAAGCCAATCAACGCCAAGGCGAGCACGCAGGACGGCCTGAACCCGTCCGCGACTGGCCTGGACGAGGTGCACGCGCACAAGACGAGCGAACTGCTCGATGTGCTGCAGTCGGCGGCTGGCGCGCGGCGCAACCCGCTTTGGCTTTACACCACGACAGAGGGATACGAGACACCCGGGCCCTGGCCGGAGATGCGGCGGTTCGCTCAGCAGGTGCTGGAAGGTGCCGTCGAGGCTGATCACTTCCTGGCGCTGATCTATGCGCTGGACGACAGCGACGACGATTTCGACCAGGCGGCCTATATCAAGGCCAACCCGCTGCTGGACGTCAGCGAGATCCTGCAGAGGGAGCTGAAGAAGGCGGCGATCGAGGCCAAGGCGATGCCTGGGCGTCTCGCCGAGTTCCGCATCAAGCGGTTGAACCGCCAATCGGCGTCGGCTAGCGGTTGGATCGACCTGCCGCGCTGGAAGAAGGGCGCCGGCGCGGTCGATCCGGCATTGCTCGAGGGAAAGAAGTGCTTTGCGGCGCTGGACTTGGCCAGCACCACCGACTTGGCGTCCTGGCGACTGATCTGGGAGGTGGATGACCAGATCTTCACCTGGGGTCGCCGGTGGGTACCCGAGTCGGCAGTGGAGCGCCGCTCGATGCGCGGCACGGTGCCCTACGAAGCGTGGGTCGGCGCGGGCCTCATCGAGGTTACGCCTGGCGATGTCATCGACTACGAGGTAATCGAGCAGCGGATGCGCGAGGACATCGAGCGCTTTGGGCCCGAGCTAATCGCCTTCGACCGCTGGAACGCCACTGACCTGGTGAATCGCCTGACCAAGGACGATTTCCCGATGATCGAGTTCGTGCAGGGGCCGAAGTCGTTTCACCCGGCCATGCAGGAGCTGGAAAGGTTGTACCGGTCGAAGAAGCTAATTCACGGCGGCGACCCGGTGCTGCAGTGGTGCGCGGCCAATCTGGTCGTGCGCTACGACGCAAACATGAATATGGCGCCCGACAAGAAGCGGTCGCCCGAAAAGATCGACGACATGGTGGCCCTTCTGATGGCCATAGGCGTGTCGAAGGGGCCGGTAGACGAACTACCGATCATTGGTTCCGACTACCAGATGCTGACCGTATGAACGCACGCGTTTTCAACACCTGCCTGCTGCTTGGCTGGCTAATGGTGCTCGTGGGCGCATGTTTGGCGTGCCTGTGGGCCGGTCTCGTCGCAGGGGGCGTCTTGCTGCTCGCGTTGACGCTCTACGGCGCCCGCGTAGGTGGTGTCTACTCGTCGACTGCACGGAGTGATACCTGATGTTTCTTTCGAAGGTGCGCGCCGACAGCTCAGACGATCGCTCGCCCTGGGGGAACTTCTGGTTTGAGCCCGTAGTCCAGCGAACTGGCTCCGGTCTTGCGGTTACCACGGACGGCGCTCTGATGCTCCCGGCCGTTTTGGCCTGCGTGCGCGTGCTTGCCGAATCATTCAGTGTGCTACCGCTCAGGGTCTACCGGACCAAGGGTGGCACAAGGCAGTTGCTCGAAAAGCACTGGCTTTACAACCTGTTCTCCCGGCAGCCGAATCCCTGGCAAACCGCGTTCGAGTGGCGCGAGATGGTCATGGGCCACCTTTGCCTGCGGGGGAACGCCTACAACTATATTCAGCCCGACCGCAGTGGCAATGTCATACAGCTGACGCCGATGCACCCCGACCGCACAAAGGTCGAGTTCATCCAGGGCAACACGGACTTTGACTATCGGTACCGATACACGGACCGCTCTGGTACCGAACACGTGTTCACCCGAGGCGAGGTTTGGCACCTGCGCGGCCTTTCAAGTGACGGCGTCATGGGGCTCAGCCCCATCAGCCTCGCGCGCGAGACCGTTGGGCTTGGCCTTGCTGCTCAACAGTACGGCGCCCGCTTCTTCCAGAACGATGCCAAGCCAGGAGGCGGGTGGATTGAGTATCCGGGCACCTTCAAGGACAAGATGGCTCGCGAGACCTTCCGCGAGTCTTATCAGGAGGCCCAAAGCGGCCTCAACCGCGGCAAGATCGCGGTGCTGGAATACGGAATGAAGTTCCACGAGCTTGGGCTCAAGAACAACGACGCCCAGTTCCTAGAGTCTCGACAGTTTCAGGTGAGCGAGATCGCGCGCTTTTTCCGTGTGCCGCCGCATCTCATCGCCGACCTTAGCAAGGCAACCTTTTCAAACATTGAGCAGCAGTCGCTCGATTTCGTCATGTACACCATGACGCCTTGGGCTGAACGCTGGGAATCCTCGATCGAATGCAATTTCCTTGGTGAGGGTGACGAGGGAATTGAGGTCGAGTTCGACTTCCGTACGCTTCTGCGCGGCGATCAGGCTGCGAGGGGAACCTACTACCACTTCGGAATCACCGATGGATGGATGGTGCGAAACGAAGCGCGAGCCTTCGAAGGCCTGGAACCGATCGATGGCCTAGACGAGCCGCTTCGACCGCTCAACATGGTGGAAGAGTCGGAGGCGGAGCAGCAGGGCACCCAGCAACAGCAAGACCAGCCCAAGCAGTTGCCCGGCAACGACGACGCTAACCCGAACGCGCCCGACAACCAGGGCAACGACGCCAGACTGCTCGCGCTCTCCGTCGCTGCGGCCGAGCGTGTGGCGCGAAAGGAAACGGAATCTTTCCGTGCGGCGTGGGCCAAGGATGGCCCCGATGGCGTGCGCGAGATGTATCAGAAGCACGCCTATTTCATCGCAGCGGCCCTCTCGGTGCCGCTCGAAGCCGCCAAGGCCTACTGCGATCTGCAGATGCAGACGACGCGTAGCCAAGGTGACGACGAAGCGCATTTCGAAATCATCGCCCGCTCCCGGCTTGAGCGGCTTGCCCTGAAGGGGACGCTATGAAGCACGAACGATTCATCTCCTGGATCCTGGCAACGCCGTGGGCGCTGATGCCGGAGCGAATGGCTGCCTATGCCACGATCATCGCGCGCAAGCAGGCATCCGACCATGACGAGGCCTTCGGTGATGGCCCGGTGGCCGCGGCGCCGGCACGGCGGGGCGGTAACCGGTCAGGGGCGATCGCGGTCATCCCCGTGTATGGACCCATCTTCGAACGGTCCAGCCAGATCGGCATGTGCGAGGAAGGCACAAGCGCGCAGGCCGTCCACAATGCGCTGGCTGATGCGAACGCTGATGACAGCGTTTCGCAGATCCTCATGGACTTCTCGACGCCCGGCGGTTCCGTCTACGGCGTGCAGGAGGTGAGCGCGGAGATTGCACGCTCGAAGAAGCCCGTAATCGGCATCGCCAACAGCCTGGCAGCGTCGGCCGGCTACTGGATGTTGTCGCAGTGCTCGGAGGCCTATATCACCCCCGGCGGTGAGGTCGGTTCCATCGGCGTTTGGACCGCGCACCAGGATGTCAGCAAGGCGCTTGAGGATGCCGGCATCAAGATCACCCTGATCTCTGCCGGCGAGTTCAAGGTGGAAGGAAACCCATACGCCCCGCTCGGTGACCAGGCGCAGGCGTTCATGCAGTCGCGCATCGACAACTACTACGGCGCGTTCACCCGCGCAGTTGCCCGAGGTCGGAAGGTCTCCGTCGACCAGGTGCGTAGCGACATGGGTAAGGGCCGCGTCTACGGCGCCGACCAGGCTAAGGCCGCTGGCATGGTGGATGGCATCGCCACGTTCGACCAAGTCATCGCCAACATGCAGAAGAGCATCAAGGCATCGGCGCCGCGGGCGAGCCGTCTGGCCAGCGCGCAGCGCGACATCGCAATCATGGGCTGAGTGCCAGCCCGACCCCGGCGCGTCCATCGACGCGACGGCTGCAACCCATCGGTTGCGCCGGCACAACCAACCATCCGCCCATAGGGCGGTTTTTTTATACCCAGTCTTTGGAGCTACCCATGAGCAAGAATCTTCGCGAGCTGCAGGCTCGCAAGGCCAAGCACGTCGCCGCCATGCGCTCGATCGCCGACAAGGCCAACACCGAAGCGCGCGATCTGACGGACGACGAGTCCACGGCGTTCGACACGGAGAAGGCAGCGCTGGCCGGCGTCAACAAGTCGATTGAGCGTGAGGAAGCGCTGATCGAGGCCGAACGCTCGGCTGGCGTGGTCATTCGCGACGGCGCCGATATCGGCAGCCTGGAAGACAACAAGGCCAAGGACGGCAAGCGCGGCTTCAAGTCGTTCGGTGAGTTCGCCTCGAGCGTCCGCGCTGCTGCGAACCCTAACGTCAACCGGGATGCGCGCCTGTCGATCAACGCTGCCGCACCCGGCACCTTCAACAACGAAGCCGGTGGCGCCGATGGCGGTTTCCTGATCCCGCCGGAGTTCAGTGCCAGCATCTGGAACATGGCCCTGTCGGAAGGTTCCCTCATTCCGCTCACGGACAACACGGAAGTCACGGGTAACTCCATGACCTTTCCGAAGGATGAAACCACGCCGTGGGGCGGCTCCGGCGTACAGGCTTTCTGGCAGGCCGAAGGCACTGCACCCAATACCAGCAAAGTGCAGCTCGGGCTGGACACGCTGCGCCTGCACAAGCTGATGTGCCTGGTCCCGGTGACGGACGAGTTGCTCAGCGACGGCGCTGCGCTCGGCAGCTATCTGAACAACCAGGCGCCCGAACGGATGCAGTGGAAGGCAAACGAGGCGATCCTGTTCGGCACGGGCGTGGGTCAGCCGCAGGGCTGCTTGAACAGCAGCGCCTTGGTCGTCGTGGCGAAGGAGACCGGCCAGGCGACCCAGACCATCATGCAGCCGAACATCTCCAAGATGCGCAGCCGCCTCAAGACCGGCGAGCTCAAGAACGCGGTGTGGGTCGGTAACCCGGACATCCTGCCGGCCCTGGAAGGCCTGACGGTCGGCAATATCCCGATCTTCCTGCCGCCGGGCACCGGCCTGCGCGAAGCCTACGACGGCACCCTCAACGGGCGCCCCCTGATTCTGAGCGAGCATGCGAGCGCATTCAGCGCGCAGTCGGACCTGTCGCTGCTCTCGCTGAAGGGTTACCGCACGATCACCAAGGCCGGCGGCATCGAGACCGCGACCTCGATGCACCTGTATTTCGACCAGGCTCTCACGGCCTTCCGATTCATGTTCCGCATCGACGGCCAGCCTATCCCGAAGGCCCCCATCACGCCGCCGACCGGCAAGAGCACGAACACGCGTTCGTACTTCGTGACCCTGGGCGCCCGCTAAGCCCGGCGGCCCGGGTTCGCCTGGGCCGCTCTCTGGCCGGCCTACCGACTTTCCTTCCGCTTCAGAGGAATCATCATGTACCCGAACGTAAAGGCATCCGAGCAGATCGCCATTCTTGGCGCTGTTCCCCCGTCCAGCCAGGCAGCCGGCACGCTGTCTACGGGCTGGATCTCCATGGCCAACTTCCAGAAGCTCCTGGCCATTCTGCAGACCGGCACGCTTGGTGCAGCCGCCACCGTCGACTGCAACATCCAGCAGGCACAGGACGGCAATGGCACCAATGCCAAGGCCATTGCTGGCGCTGCCATCGTCGAGCTTTCTGGCGCTGGTGGTGCAAACGTCGAATGCGAGATCAACCTCGACGCTCAGCAGCTCGATGTCGCCAACGGCTTCTGCTTCGTCAACGCCAACGTGATCGTTGGTGCGGCTGCGAGCGAGACGTCGCTCCTGCTGCTTGGCTTCGTCCCGCGCGTCGCGCCGCCGACGAATGTGGCAAGCGTCGTGCAGGTCGTGAACTGATCGATCACCCCGAAAGGATAGGGGCCCTGTGAGGGGCCCCTCATTTCATGGCCCTCCAGCTCATCACGGCACCGACTGCCGAACCCATCGATCTCGTTGAGGCGAAGGCGCACTCGCGCGTCGATATCCCTGACGACGATGTGCTCATTGGTGCGCTCATTTCGGCGGCGCGTGATTTCGCCGAGAATCTCACCGGCAAGCAGTTGGTTAGCGCGCGCTGGAAGCTGGTCCTGGATTGCTTCCCGGGTGGCTATCGGCCGGAGGCACCGTATCGGCAAACCTTCTCCCTTCCGGGCAACGCGATCCTCCTGAGTAAGTTCCCGGTCATCCAGGTCGTGTCGATCCAGTACCTGGACCTACAGGGCGTCGTGCAGACCGTCGACCCCACAACCTACGTCGTCGACTATTCCACCGAGCCCGTGCGAATCACGCCGGTGTTCGGGCAGATTTGGCCCATTCCTGTGCCACAGATCGGTTCGGTGTGGGTGACCTTTGATGCTGGCTACGCCGCGCCGATCAGCGCGACCGTGGCGGGCAACGAGATTTCAGTGCAGGGCTGGGCGCCGCTCGCCGTTGGCAGCGTCATCCGGCTCTCGAACAGCGGCGGCGCGCTCCCTGCGCCCCTGAAGCCCAAGACCGACTATTACGTACAGAGCGTGGTATCGCCTGGCGTCTATACGCTCGCGGCTGCGGCCAACGGACCGGTCATTGCGCTGACGGATATCGGCAGCGGTACCAGCTACCTCGCGGGCGTTCCGGATGGCATCAAGGCTTGGCTGAAGATTCGCCTATCTACCATCTACGAGAACCGCGAAGAGGTGGCGATCATGACGCGCGGCAAGATCGACGTGCTGCCGTATGTGGATCGCCTGCTCGACGGTTTCCGGTGCCCGGAGTTCTGACATGGGCATCAACAGCTATGTCATCCGCAGCGGCGATCTACGCGACCGCGTCACGTTGCAGACGCGTGTCGTCGGCGCGAGCCCATCAGGGCAGCCCACCGAGACCTGGGTGGACGCGTTCACCGCATGGGCGGACATGGATCCTCTCACGGGGCGCGAACTGATCGCAGCGCAGCAGGTGCAGTCGTCGGTAACGCACAACTGCACGATGCGGTACCGCAAGGAATTCGCCAACCCGAAGGCCGTGGCCAACATGCGCCTCGTCTATCAGGGCCGGTTCTTCAACATCCACGCCTGCATGGACCAGGACTCGCGCAAGCGCGCGGTGGTGCTCCAGGTGGAAGAGGGCCTCAACAATGGCTGACTTCGAGTTCAAGGTGGCCGGCCTGGACAAGCTCAATGCGGCGCTACTCGAGCTGGGCACCAATGGCGCGCGGCGCGTAGGCAAGCGCGCGTTGCGTCAGGGCACCAACGTGGTCCTCTTTGCCACACGAGAAGCGGCGCCAGTGAAGTCCGGCAACCTCAAGAACAAGGGCCTCTATACGCATGACCGGGGCATCGCTGGCGATGTCATCAGCTTCTCGGTGGACCTGAAGCCCAACGCCTTCTACGGCAAGTTTGACGAGTACGGCACCTCGCACCAGGCGGCGCATCCCTGGATGCGCCCAGCGGCTGAGAACAGCGCTGGCGAGGCGGTAGCCGTTACGGCCGTGAACCTTGGAATCGGCATCGAAGAAGAGTGGGCCAAGTTGGTATGACCGTTGAAGCGCAGGTCTTTGCCGCCTTGCAAGGATTGGCACCGACGTACCCGGTGCTTGCACCGCAGGGCGCTGGAACGCCGCGCATCACCTATCTGCGCGTTTCGGGTCGCCAGTTCGAAACCCTGGCGAACGGCGGAGGTGCCCCGCGCGTGCGGATGCAGGTCGACGTTTGGTCGGGCAGCTATGACCAGGCGCAGGCGTTGGCCATGCAGGCGAAGGACACGCTACGCGCCGCCATGAAGGTGGGCGAGATCACCGATAACCCCGACGAATTCGAACCCGACACGCGCCTTTACCGCGCGAGTTTCGACGCCGGCCTCTGGCCGTAGCGTCACCCGACATACCCGCCCTGCGGGACCCCTGACAGCCGCCCCCTGGGCGGTTTTTTTTCGCCCGGAGAAACGTATGACCAACCAAGCGATCAGCGCCCAGGGTTCGACCCTCGGCGTCAGCACCACGCAGAGCAACTACATCCTGATCAACCAGCTGGCCGACTTCACCGCCGGTGCGGGTAAGGCTACCAAGCTGGATGCCTCGAACCTCGCCAGCGCCCAGAAGGAATGGATCGCCGGCCTGATCGACCGCGGCGAGCTGACCATCAAGGGTCAGCGCGTCCACTCGGACGCCGGCCAGAACCTGCTGAAGTCCAACCAGGGCAACGGCGTGAACCTGTACTTCCAGGCGACGCTGCCCAGCGGCGACCAGTGCACGTTCCTCGCGCAGGTCGCTGAGTTCTCGGTCGCGGCAAGCACTGACAAGGTGCTGGAGTTCACCGCGATCGTGTGGCCCACCAACCTGGTGTGGGTGGCGTAATGGGGCTGCTCAACAAGGACGCCATCCTCGCGGCGGAAGACAAGAAGTTCGAGGACGTCGACGTGCCGGAGTGGGGTGGCAGCGTGCGCGTCCGCATGATGTCCGCCTCCGAGCGTGACCAGTGGGAGAACGAGACCTATGGCACCGGCAAGGTGAATACGGTCGACTTCCGTGCCCGCTTCGTTGCGCTCTGCGCGATCGACGAGGCAGGCAATCTGTTGTTCACCCCCGACGACGTCGACGCTCTGGGCGCCAAGTCGGCCGCAGCGGTGCAGCGGGTGTTCAACGCGGCGCAGAAGCTCAACGCGCTGAGCGCCAAGGATATCCAGGATCTGGAAAAAAACTCCGACGCCGCCCAGAGCGGCGCCTCCAGTTCGAACTCGCCTGGCGCCTCGGATACCCCCATCCCGACCTGATGCTCAGCCAGCTGGATTCACGCCAGCTGGCTGAGATGTACGCCTTCTACCGCATCGAGCAGGTCCCGGTGACCGAAGAGGACAAGGCAAAGCAACGCTCTGCGGAGCTGCGAGCCATGTTCGAAGAGGCCAGCGCAGCCAACGAGCGGCGACACAAACACCGCAAATCCAAACGCTGAGGAATCACCATGCAAACCCTCTTGGCAGTCCAGAAGCCGGGGCAGGTCGCTGCCGCGGTCAACTACCAGGCCGTGGATGCCGTCAACGGCAACACGTTCCCCAACAACGGAAACACGCTGGCGCTCGTCAAGAACGGCAGCGCCGCGGCGATCACGGCCACCTTCTCCAGCGTGCCAGACCCGTATGGCCGCACGGGCGACTTGATCGTCAACGTGCCCGCCGGCGGCGAGGTGGTGGTGGGCCCGCTGCCGCCGCCGTTGTTCAACCAGTCGACCGGCAACGTGGGCAACGTGAACTGCACGTTCTCGGCCGGTGCCACCGTCACCATGGCTTTGGTGGGCTTCTAAGCGATGTCCACTGTCGCCGTTCTGCAGACGGACCTGCTCCTAAATTCGGCTGCGTTCCGCACCGGTATGGTGCAGGCCGCGCAGACGGCGACGGAACAGCTCGGCATCATCCAGGCTGAGGCACAGCGCACGGCCGCGTCCATCGACATGATGCGCACGGCCGTCGAGGGCCTCATCGGCTTTGAGGTTCTGAAGGAGAGCCTCGGCAGCCTGGTGGAAACCCAGGTGCAGATGCAGCAGATCCACTACACGCTGATCTCTGCCACGGGCTCTGCAGCTGCCGCAGGCGAGCAGTTCGACTTCCTGCGTCAGAAGGCGGAAGAGCTCGGTCTGAATCTGCCGGTGGCCGCTCAGGCCTTCGGCCAGCTCGCCGCCGCGGCGAGCGCCTCGAACATCCAGATGGACCAGACGCAGAAGCTCTTCACTGCGTTCGGCGAGGCCTCCACCACGCTGCACCTATCGAGTGAGCAGTCCCAGCACGCGCTGCTGGCGCTCACCGAAATGATGTCGCGCGGCACGATTCAGGCGCGTCAGCTGAACCAGCAGCTCGGCTTTGCCATCCCCGGTTCGGCGGCGCGCTTCAAGAACGCCGTCATGGAAGCGATTCAGGGAACAGATCTGGCCGGCAAGTCGTTCGAAGAGCTGGAGAAGGCTGGCGAGCTGGTGACCTCGCGGTTCATGCCGCAGCTGATCCAGGCGCTTGAGCAGTCTGGCCGCGGCTGGGAAGAGGCTGCCGGCGGCCTCAATGCGCAGATCAACCGCCTGCACACCGCATGGTTCGACCTGAAGAACGACATCTCCAGCGGACTGTTCAACGACGCCGCCACGAGCGGCATCAAGTTCGTCGCGGACAATCTGGACCACATCGCCACCACCGTCGAGATCCTCGGCGGCTTGGCGGCGGCGCGACTGATCAGCATCCCGATCACCAGCGCCTATACCGGCGTCACATCGTCTCTGGTGCAGCGGCAGGCAGCCGCCGACCAGGCGGCGGCAAATCTTGCCGTGGCGGATGCACAGGCGCAGCAGACCGCGGCGCAGATCAAGGCGAATGAGGCGGCACTCGCGGGCATCAGCATTGCCCGCGATCAGGCGTTTGCCGTGCGTACGCAGGCGGAAGCGGCCTATCAGGCAGCGATCGCCGAGAACGAGGCGGCGCAGGCCACGCTGGCACACCAGGCTACGGCTGCCACGCTGTCGTCGAACATCCGCGCGCAGGCCGTGGCTACCGCCCAGGCCGAAGCTGCCCAACTGGCCCTCAACAAGGCCGAGATGCAGTACGACGCTGCCATCGTCGCCTCGAACACCTTCAAAGAGCAGCAGATCGCCATCGAGGCGCGCTTGCTCGAGCTTCGCGCGGCGAACACCACCGCGATCGAGGCGCAGACGGCGGCCACGGCAGCGCAGGAGGCTGCCTCGGTCGCCGGCTACGGCGCGAGCATGCTGTCCAAGGTGGGTACGTCGCTGGTGGGCCTTGTGGGCGGTCCTATCGGTCTCGCCATCATCGCGCTCGGGTCGATTGCCTACGCCTTCGCTGACGCGGCCGAGAAGGGCTCTCAGGCAGAGCAGGAGTACCAGGCGCAGTCCAAGGCCCTCGTTGACCTGAAGCAACACCTGGACGACGTCAACGAGGCCTACAAGAACATTGCCAGCCGGCCCACGCCCACGGCGATGGCCGACGAGTTCAAGGCAGCCACGAAGCAGGTAACGGCCACCCAGCAGGAAATCGACACCCTCAAGGCGAAAATTGCCGATCTGCAGGCGCCGAACCCGTTCGGCGAGAACGCGGGGTCGATCAATAACCACAAGCAGATCATCGACCAGCTGCAGGCGAGCATCGACCAGCTCCAGAAGTCCATGGACGGCGAGCAGGGCGCGATGCACACCCTGTCGGACAACATCGTCAACGAGGCCGATCCGGCGCATCAGGCGCTGATCAAAACGGTGCAGGCGCTCCACGACACGTTTGGCGATGCCAGCTGGCTCAAGTCGGCTGACGACGCGATCGACCAGTACCTCAGTAAGGTGTCGGCAGCGGATGCCGGCCTGCAGACCGAGACGGACAAGCTCGGCGAGGAGAAGAAGAAGCTGGACCAAAAGATTGCCGAGTTCGGCATGACGGCCAGCCAGAAAACGAACTACGAACACCAGCAGAGCCTGGGTCAGAACAGCATGGCCGGCGCCGACCAGAAGGCCGCAGCGGATGCTGCCGCCCAGGCCGTGGCCGCCGACCAGGACCGCCTGGATGCGATGAAAAAGGCCCAGGAAGAGGCCAAGAAGGCAGCCACGCAGGCCGCCGAAGAGGCACGCAAAGAGCAGAACGCCTACGAGTCGCTGGTGCGCTCGATGAAGGAGAAGATCGAGGCCGATCAGCAGCAGCTGGCCGGCGGCCAGAAGCTGACCGACGCGGACAAGAACCTGATCAAGGTCCGCGAAGAGCTGGCGACCAACCTGAAAAATCTGTCGCCTGAGCGCAAGAAGGAGCTTGAGGACGAGGCACAGCTATACGTCAGTCTCACCAATGAGGTGAACGCGCGCCAGAAGGCGAACGCCGAGCGCGAACGCCAGGCTGTATTGCAAGACAAGCTTGATCGGCAGCGCGCGCTCCAGGACCAGACCAACGCTCGAAGCCTTGAAGGCGTTGGGCATGGTTCGCAGTGGAACACGCAGCAGAAAGAGTTCGAGAAGCTGCAGGACCAATACAACAAGGACATGGACGCCCAGGGCAAACTGTTCGACCAGGGCAAGATCGGGTCGGACGAGTATGCAAGGACGATTGGTCAGATCCAGGTTGCCTACAGCACCGCCATGGTGGCGCAGCGCAAGTTCTACGACGACCAGCAGGCCGAGCTTGGCAACTGGAAGAACGGCGCCCAGGCAGCAATGGAGAACTTCGTAACCTCAGCCTCCAACGTCGCCGGGCAGACTGAATCGATCTTCACCACGGCGTTCAACGGCATGGCCGATGCGCTGGCGACGTTTGCTGCCACTGGCAAGCTCAACTTCTCTTCGCTGGTGTCGTCGATCCTCACGGATCTGGCAAAGATGGAACTGCGGGTGCTTGAGTCGCAGATCCTGCAAAGCATCCTAGGCGCGTTTCTGCCAGGTGGCGGCACCGGCATGGGCGACGTGCTCAACGGTGGCGCGAATTACACCGGTGCCGGTTCGCTGTCGACCAGTTGGGCAGGTGCGCCTGGGCGCGCCACGGGTGGCCCGGTGGATGCTGGATCGCTCTACCAGGTCAACGAGAACGGCCCTGAGCTGCTGACTACCGGTGGCAACACGTACCTGATGATGGGCGGGAAGGGCGGATCGGTGACGCCATATGGCAGCTCTGGCGGCGGCGCAGGTGCAGGCGGGGTGAACGCCACCATCAGTGTGGTCGTGCAACAGGGTGGCCAGATGTCGTCCTCCGTCGACAGTACGGGCGATCGAGCCTCACTCGGCAGGCAGGTCGGCGAGCAGTTCAAGAACATGATTCACGAGACCGTGTTCCGCATGACGCAGCCGGGCGGCATTCTTTACCAGGGCGGCCACGCATGACCGACACGTTCAACTGGGTTCCCCTTATCGACCCGACCGGCAAGGTGACACTTCGCACTCGCCGTGCTCAGTTCGGTGATGGCTATGCACAGAAGACGCAGGACGGCATCAATGCGGTGATCCAGTCGTGGCCGATTTCATTTATCGGTCACAGCGCAGCGATCTCACCCATCGCCGCGTTCCTGAGGGCACATGTCGGCGTTTCTTTCTTTTGGACGCCGCCGCTTGATGTGCAGGGGTACTACTCCTGCGCGGAGTACAGCCTTATCCCGCACGGCGGTGATGTCTATTCGCTCACCGCGACCTTCGTTCAGGAGTTCAAGCCGTGACGTTGTTCGCTGATGTCCAGCAACTGGAACCAGGCGCAGAGATCTGGCTAGTTGAGATGGACTCCACGCCAATGGGCGGAACGCTTCTGCGCTTTCACGGCTATTGCCAGGTGGGAACGATCACTTGGCAGGGAAACCAGTACTCGCCCTGGCCGTTGGACATGGATGGGTTCGAGCGTACGAGCGCCCAGCAGCCGGTACCGAAGATCACCGTCAGCAACATCGACGGGTCTATCTCTGCTCTGTGCCTCCTCTGCCAGGATCTCGTTGGGGCGAAGATCACCGTCCACCAGACGACGGGCAAGTATCTGGATGCCGTCAACTTCGCCGGCGGCAACGCGACCGCTGATCCCACGCAAGAGGCGATCGACGTCTGGCTTATCGAGCGCAAGGCATCGGAGGACAGCGAGAAGGTGCAGTTCGAGCTGTCGAGCCCGCTCAACTTTCAGGGTATGCAGCTGCCGGGCCGCGACATCGTTGCGGACGTGTGTCCGTGGCTTGCCATCGGCTTGTATCGCGGACCGAATTGCGGATACACGGGTGGCCCAGTGGCGGATATCAACGATCAGCCGACGACTGACCCAACCAAAGACGCGTGTAGCGGGACGCTGCACGCGTGCAAGATGCGCTTCGGCGCGAGCAGCCCTCTCCCATACGGGGGATTTCCAGCTGCAGGCCTGTTGCGCACCTGATGCTTCAGCTAATAACGAGAAAGTTAACCTCGCCGGCGATGTGCAGCTTGTTGCCGACAGTTTGGATGAGCAGCCCACCATCCAAGTATGCCAGGCGCCCTTGACGAATAGCGATGACGATTTTTTCCAGCTCGTCAGCGAACTTAGCCTGGGTTACGCCATGCATGCGAATTGAAATTGACGGGATATTCGACTCTTCGGACATGCGCATCACCTTCGGACACCATGCTTAGCCTAACACCAGCCACGCTTTCAGAAATCCGTAGCCACGGCGTCGCGGAATATCCCCGCGAGGCCTGTGGACTCATTTGCGTGGTGAAGGGCAAAGAGCGCTACTTCCCTTGCCGCAACACTGCCGAGTCAGCCAGCGAACACTTCATCCTTTCTCCAGAGGACTATGCCCATGCAGAAGACCAGGGCGACGTTGTCGCCGTGGTGCATTCGCATCCTGACATGGCGGCTCAGCCTAGCGAGGCTGACCGGGTGGCTTGCGAGGCATCTGGACTTCCCTGGCTGATCGTCAGCGTCTGCAGGGATGTAGATGCGCCGCCGATCGCCGGCGAGATCCATCAGCTTCGACCTTGCGGCTACCTTGCGCCATTGGTGGGGAGGTCCTTCCACCATGGCGTTCTGGACTGCTACACGCTGGTTCGCGATTTCTACGCTCGCGAGCTTGGGATCGAGCTGCCCGACTTCGACCGGCCCGATGGCTGGTGGGACGACGGCAAGTCACAGCTTTATATGGACAACTTCCGGGCCGCTGGCTGCGTGCCGGTACCGGAAGGCGCACCGCTGGAGCGTGGCGACATCATCCTGATGGCCGTTCGAAGCGGTAACGACACACCGAACCATGCCGCTATCTACCTCGGTGACGGCAACATCCTGCACCACATGTATGGCCGGCTTTCCAGTCGCGACGTGTATGGCAGTTCCTACCTCGAATGGACGCGCTTGATTGTCAGATTTGAGAGCAGGAAGATCGACACTCCGTCTGAAAGGGGGTGCCCATGAAAAGGATGATTGTCGCTCTGGCCGCGCTTTGGATCGCCGGATGCGCAAGCGTGTCTGGACTGCGCGAGAAGGATCCTGCATTCACGGGTAGCAGCAGCAAGAATGTGGACGCGGTGTCGGCCTGCATTTCAACGGCATGGCAGGAACGCCATGACACCGTCCGCGTAGTACCGATTGCTGGTGGCCAGTCTATTCAGGCAGACAACGCTGCGCTGGCGGGGTCTCCACTTGCGGTCGCCGATGTGACCGGTACCGACCGAGGGTCAGCCACGCGCTATTTCCATCAAAGCGTTGGTACCGGCTGGTTTATGGAACGAGTCAGGTCCTGCCAGTAGCGCTTCAAATTCAGAAACCAATGAACCCCGCTCCGGCGGGGTTTTTTTATGCCCGGAGAAAAGATGGAAGCCACGCTTCGCACGGTACGACTGTATGGAAAGCTAGGTGAGCGTTTCGGGCGCGTGCACCGCTTTGCGCTCGACAGCAACTCGATCGGCGAGGCCATCCAGGCATTGTCCAGCCAGTTCGAAGGGTTCACCGAATGGCTGATGGGCGCGAAGGATCGCGGCATTGCCTTCGCAGTGTTCGCTGGCAAACGCAACGTAGTCGAGGACGAGCTCCAGCGCTCGGTGGGCGACAACGACATCCGAATCGCGCCCGTGCTGATCGGAAGCAAAAGCGGCGGCATCTTCAGCGTGATCCTGGGGGCAGCCCTAGCCATTGTCGGATTCACGGGAATTACCGGGCCGCTTTCCCCCTACCTGGTGTCTGCCGGCCTAGGAATGGCCCTTAGTGGCGTGGCGCAAATGCTGTCACCCCAGCCGAAAGGCCTTCATTCGAAGGACAGCAGCGCGAACCAGGCGAGCTACTCCTTCAACGGGCCAGTGAATACCGAGGCGCAGGGCAACCCGGTGCCGTTGTTCTACGGCGGCCCGCTCAAGATCGGCAGCGCCGTGATCAGCGCCGGCATCACCACTGAGGACATGGCAGCCGCCTATCAGGCGCCTTCTACGGGTAGCGGCTGGATGGGACACGGTGGCGATCTCTTCGGCTCGAGGATCGCACAGCCGTGAGTGCAATCAAGGGATTCAAAGGCGGCAGTGGCAGCTCCCACTCGCCTGTCGAGGCACCCGACAGCCTTCACTCCATTGCCTACGCGCGCATCCTCGATCTAGTCAGCGAGGGCCAGATCCAGGGTTTCACGCATGGCGCCGCGAACTGCCTGCAAGACGTCTATTTGGATGAGACGCCCGTCGCCAACACCGATGGTTCGCTGAACTTCCAGAACGTCAAGATCGACAGCCGCACCGGCACGCAGGACCAGCTCGTCATGTCGGGCTTCCCCGACGTGGAAAACGCCACTGCGGTGAACCTCGAGCTGAAGAGCACGACGCCGTGGACGCAGTCGCTCACCAATCTGGCGCTGTCGGCCGTCCGCATCACCCTGTCGGTGCCGGCGCTCCAGAAGAGCAACACCTCCAACGGTGATATCCAGGGCTATTCGATCGCCTATGCGATCGATGTCCAGACCGACAGTGGCAGCTTCTACCAGGTGCTTTCGTCTGCCTTCACCGGCAAGACCACGAGTAAGTACCAGCGTAACCACCGCATCGACCTGCCGCCGGCGGCGCACGGCTGGACCATCCGCGTCCGGCGACTGACGCCCAACCAGAACCTCGCCACGATTCAAGACGTGGTGATGGTCGACTCCTACACGCAGATCATCGACGCGCTGCTGCGCTACCCGAACAGCGCCTATGTGGGCGTCATCGTCGACGCCTCGCAGTTCAGCGCGATCCCAACCCGCGCCTACGATCTGATGGGTCGCATCATTCAGGTGCCGTCCAACTACGACCCTGTGGCGCGCACCTACACCGGTACGTGGGACGGCACGTTTAAGCAGGCGTGGACCAATAACCCGGCGTGGATCTTCTACGACCTGGCGACGCACCCGCGCTATGGCCTGGGCCAGTACGTCACCGCGGCCCAGATCAACAAGTGGAACCTCTACGCCATTGCTCAGTATTGCGATGGCATGGTGCCCAACGGCTTTGGGGGTACCGAGCCGCGTTTCACGTGCACCGTCTTTCTGCAGAAGAAAGGCGACGCCTACAAGGTGCTCCAGGATCTGGCCAGCGTCTTCCGTGGCATTTCCTTCTGGGCCGCTGGCGCCATCCAGGCATCGGCCGACATGCCGGCCGACCCGAGCTACACCTACACCGCCGCGAACGTCATCGACGGCAAGTTCACATACTCGGGTTCGAGCAAATCGACCCGGTACACCGTGGCGCTGGTGTCGTGGAACGACCCGAACGACTTCGGCCGCGCCAAGGTCAAATACGTCCCTGATCCGGCCGGTATCGCGCGCTACGGCGTGCGCGTCACCCAGATCACGGGGGTAGGGTGCACCTCGGAGGGGCAGGCGCAACGCGTCGGCCTGTGGACGCTCTTCACCTCTCGCCTCGAAACCGAGACCGTCACCTTCAAGGTCGGCCTGGACGGAACGCTGGTCGCCCCCGGACAGGTGCTCCGCGTCGCCGATCCCGCGCGAGCGGGTAAGCGCCAGGGTGGTCGTATCCATGCGGCCACGGCGACCAGCGTGACCGTGGACAGCCTCCCCACGGTGGCCATAGGCGACAACCTGACCGTCACGCTGCCGAGCGGCGTCACTGAGACCCACGCAGTCACCGCGATCGCGGGTAACACCATCAGCGTGGCATCGCCCGGGTTCTCGGCTATTCCCGTGGTCGAATCGGTCTGGGTCTGCGAAAGCACCACGCTTCAGGCAGCCACCTACCGCGCCATCTCGGTGCTGAAGGGCAACACCGCCGGCGCCATCGAATTCACGATCACGGCGCTATTGCACAACGCCAGCAAGTTCGCGGCGATCGATAGTGGCGCGCCCATCACGGTGCCGCCCATATCGGTCGTTCCGCCCAGCTCCCAGGCAAAGCCGACCAACCTGATCCTCGAGGCATTCCCGACCTACGGCGCGGTGCTGACGGCCACGCTGCTGATCATCCAGTGGGATGACACGCCCAATGCCGTCTACTACGACGTCAAATGGAGAAAGGACAACGGCAACTGGCAGCCGATGGGCCTCCAATACGGCCTGACGATCGACCTACCCAACGCGTTCCCAGGTGTGTACCAGGCGATGGTCATCGCCGTGAACGGCAATGGCGTTTCATCGCTGCCGGCGATCTCCGCGCCCTATACGATCAACGATCAGACCAACCAGCCTGGCTTCGCCCAGACGTTGGCGAATGAGGTGGCCACCGCCCAGAGCGGCGCCAACAGCGCGAACGCGGAACTGGCGAACATCGCCAGTGACAACAAGGTCACCTCGGCGGAGAAGCCGACCGTCATTCGCGACTGGGCTGTCATCAGCTCGGAGCAGGCGGGCATCGACGCGCAGGCCGTTTCCTTCCTTGGCGCTGGCTCGGCGCAGCAGGTGGCCTACGACAACGCCATCACGACGCTCGCCAACTATCTGGGCGGGCTGACCAGCCCGACTATGTGGAACGACAAGACAGGCGACACCACGGTGGTCGGCGCCACGTTCCGGCAGAACTTCAACAGCGTCTACACGTGCCGCCAGACGTTACTCAATGCGATCTACGCCAAGGCCCAGAACCTGGCGAATGGTGCGCAATCGACTGCCAACAACGCGCAGTCGTCGGCCAACCAGGCGCAGTCGTCGGCCAACCAGGCGCAGACCACGGCGAACAACCTCAACCTGGTCAATCTGTCGATGAACCAGGGCCTCTACGGGTGGACGGCCACCGCAGATGCGGCCAACTGGTACGCCGAGACGGGTGGCAATGGTCCGAACGGGGGCACCTCGAACTACGTCGTGCACAAGGTCAGCACGGTCACATCCCAGCTCAACAACTCCTTGGTACCGGTGTATCCGGGGCAGGTGATCAAGGCCAGCGGCCAGGTGAATGGCGTTGGCACGCCCAACGGTGCTGCCGCGCTCTACGTGGCCTTCTACGACCAGAACAAGAACTACATCAGCTCGCCTAACAGCGCCCTGGTGACCACCAACGGCTACCACCCGTTGATGATGATCGCGACGGCGCCGGCGAACGCCGCGTTCGCCACCTTCGGTCCGAGCTGCGGCTATGCCACCTCGACGCCGCAGGGCTACTGGTGCTGGGCGAACCTGTGGTGGGACTACCAGCCGGCCTCGGTGGACGAAGTGCCGGATGGATCGACCTACAACCGCACCCTGGGCACGCGTACCAGCGGCGGTCGCCCGTTCATCGACTTCTCGGAGAGCATCCACCTCAACAAGAACGTGGACAACATGGGCGACGGCAGCGTGTATGCCAGGGCCAAGGCGGCACGCCTACAGAATGGCGTTCCTATCCTGCCATCGTCCGGGCGCAACCTCTGTCCGAACGAGCTGATGAGCAACAACAACGTCGGCGCCGTAGTGAACGCCGCGCTGACCGCTGGCGCCCCCGCCTGCGACGGATGGGTGGCGAACAACGTCGCCGGTGGCGCTGTGCTTACGTACAGCAATGGCGCTGGCTTCAACGTGTCCACGTCGCTGTGCTGCACGATCGGCAATGGCGCCACGATTCCCGTAGGCACCAACTATCCGAACTTCGCTACGGCAGACTTTCTGCCGGCGCGCGAGGGTGACAGCTTCATCGTCGGTGCGCATTTCTTCTGGAACGGCGGTATGGCCATGCCGGCCGGCGTCACTGTGACAGCTTCGGCGGGCGTCTACTTCTACGACAAGAACGGCGCCTATCTCGGTGCGGTCTCCTGTGGTCCGCCTGCCAATGCGCTGGGCTACAACAACATGGGTGCGAGTGCCTCGCCGCTGACCGCGGCGGGACTTGCGCCGGTGGGAACGGTAAAGGCGCGCATCGCCTACCAGGTGTCGGTGGCCAACACGAATGGCTCGGCGGTGGTGATCCCTGCCGGCAACAACTTCCCGGCCATCATTTTCTGCAACGGCATCTCGGTCTACCAGCAGGCGAACCTGGACACCGACACCGTCGACGGCACCACCTATGGTCGCACCTCGCAGAGCGATTTGTATTCCTCCGGTGGCGTCAATCGCATCGGTCTACGTATCCCCGGCAGCGGCCAGCAGATCGGCGACCAGCGCAACCTAAAGCAGCGTACGGTCACCAATATCCCGGCCAAAGTACCGACCACCATCAGCTATAGCGTCGCGGCTGGTTCACCGGCTACGGCAACCATTACGGTCGGTGCTTTCACTGTGCTCAGCGGGAGCGTCTCCACGAGCTACAACGCGAGCAGCGCCAGCGTGACCGGTAGCAACAACACGACGGTCAATTACTACCTCTACATGAACGACCCCGGTTTTGCAGGAGGCGCTCAGGCGCTTATAGCCACCACTAACCCCAATGATGTCTATAGCGGCGATGGCTACGTATACATCGGCGCCGTAGCCGTTACCTATCCAAGCAGTGGTAGCGGATCGGGAAGTGGCAGCGGCGGTGGTGGTTCTGGCGCGTGTGTGTGTGCCCATATGTGGCTCGACGAAGACACCCAGGCGCAAGAGGCGCGCCAAGGCTTCCTCGCCGACTGCCTGGACATCCCGACCTCCGGGCTTCGGAAGTTCCGGCGCCGCCTGCGCGGCATGGAAATGTCCCTACAGCCGTGCGTGCGTCTGACGACCGAAGGTGGCGGCGTATGGGAGGGGAGCGTGTCTACCCCGTTCGATCTCCTGACCGACGAGGGTACCTATGGCGGCATGACCCACGCGCCGGACATGGAAGGAATGAAGGTCGTCACCGACAAGGGTATCGAGCGGGTTGTTCAGGTGCTCGATATTGGAGAACAGATGGTCTGCCACCAGCACTATGGTGGTTGTAGCTACGCAGCCGGACTTGACCCGGATTACCGCATTTACTCTCACAACGCGATATCGAAGCCCTGACCATGGCCTACACGAAGCCCGACCAGACACCCTTCACCAAGCTGCAACCGAACGAGTTTGTCGTCACGCTGGATAGTGGCCAGAACGTCGCCGTCGCCGTGTCCGTGTGGACCGAAGACACGAGCGCCAATCCGTCGCTGGTATCCGCAGCGCGGGTTGTCCAGGCTGACGGAAGCAATCAGCTTGATGCGAATAACGATCCGATCAGGTCGGCGTTCACCCACACAAGCAATGCCACCGAGCTTGCCAACGTAGGCGGCATGGCCAACCTCCAGAAGCAGATGCTACTGGCCGTTCTCGGGGAGGCCACCACTCTCTGGAGCGATCCGATCCACACCACGGACATGCAGAACGCCAGCATCCGCGCGAGCATCACCACTGCCGGTCATGCGGGCCCCGTGGCGAGCCCTGGGAGCCTCCTGTGAAGATCGAACTCCAGAACACCCAGCTGTCGGGCCAGCGCCCCGGACGCACGGTCAACTGCCATGAGGACGACGGGGCCGAGATCCTGATGGTCAACGTCGAAGTAGCCTGGGACTCGGCCAACCTGGTATGCACCCTGACGGTCGAGCACAGCTCGAGGAAGTGGCCGGACGGGTTTCCGCTTTACGCCTCCGGGCACAGCGAGCAGGAAGCCGCAGAGGCGCTCGTTGACATCTTCCTTGCCGCGCACGGTGAGACCCCGCCGGCGTAA